TCCGCTTTATAAAACTCTTTAAGACTCTCTAAAGCTTTAGGATCATCTCCGCTCATTGCTCTACGCTGCAGTTCTTTTATTGCGGCATCTTGTTGTAACGAATTTGTTCGCGCTTGATTGTATTGTTGTTCTGATTGATTCTTCAGAGCATTCTCCAAATACTCACGGTTCATCTGGTTAGCTGCGTCTGCTCTGCCGGGACGAAATATCTTGTCTAGCATACTGTGGGCAGGTCTTATTATACCGGGAGTCTGTGCAATAGCCTGTGACTTTGGATCAACGTACGCAGGCGCTAATACTTCGCGGCCTTGGTTTGCTGCAGGCCGTTCGTTGCCTAGCGGTGTAACGTATTGAGGATGGTCTGGGCCTCTAGCACCCACACTTCGCGTAGGTAATGGTGGCGCAGGTTGGCCAGCTTGTTGAGCGGCCATCGCTCTGATAATCCAGTCTTTCTGCTCAGGCGTTAGCTGTACGCTTCTTCTACGTCTTTGTTCATCTTCGTATGCCATCGTTCTTATAAGTTAAAAGTCAGTCGCAGCTAGACCACCGTTTTGGAACCCCGATTCATAACACCATACCACCTGCGACTGACTAAATTCTACCAACCCAACTTACCTACGTTTTGCAAAACACCAACACCTTGACCTAGACGATCAAGCATTGTAGGTGCGTTAGCTGCAAATGATGCAGACTGTCCAGCAGCACCGAACGTATTATTTAAAAAGTTACCAGATTGTGCTGCTGTGTTTGTCTGTAAATTAGGCTGGCTAAACTGTTGTGCGCCAAACTGCTGTGACGGACGACCGAGTGCAACCTGCAAAGGATCAAAGCCGCTACGAGATGCAGGAAGAAATGAGGTAGCTTGTCCAAGTGCGCGGCCCAAAGCATCACGCCGGTTTTGCACACCTTGGCCGAATGTCATTGCATTAGCGACAACATCTGTCATAGCACGTGGGCCAGATAACCCGCCAGTACGTGCAGCTTGCTGATTTAATGAGCGTTGTATCTCTTCACGTTCACTACCACTTAACGCACCAGTAAAGTAACCACCGGGGCGGTTTGGATCGTACATGGGGTTTTCTACGAGAGGAACAACCCGCCCGTCAGCATCACGACCACCACCAGTGTATTGCTGCTGCGTACGTGGATCAGCAAAGCTACGCAGCAAATCACCTAGCATACCACCCGCTGCAGCACGCTGCTGATAGAAAGGCTGATCTACTTGTTGCGCTTTAGCGTAAGCCTCATCTATAAGCTCCCCTCCCGGCCCACGCAAAACGTCTACCTGCGTTCCTGACCTTCGCAGCGCTTCACGGTATGCTTCATCACTTGCAAGCTGTCCATACTGAGGGATGAACGCTTTTGCTAGGTCAAGCTCCTGCTCTGCAGCATCCTGCCCGTAACGATTAACAAGCTCTAGTTGAGCGGCCAGATCACGCCCAGTCTCATCACGCATTATCTGCGCGTAGCCGGGTTTTGCCTCTCCTGCTTTTATGAGATCAACATCTCGCGTAGGATAGTAGTCTTGATACGCCTGAAACGCTTGTTTTGTTGTCTGTCCCGCTGATGGCGTAGGCCCACGACCGCCAAGCTGCGACAGTCCATAAATCGTGCCAGCGCCAGCTAACAAACCACCTAAATCATCTAACCATCCGTTACCCATAATCTTATCTCCTTAACTGCTAGCCATTATACCAGCTTGCTCCAGCCGGTACGTTAAATAGTTTATTTTCTCTGCAAGAATAATGAACGCCGCTTTATTGCCAGCATCCGTAGAAAAGTCTAACGTACCCATCGTAAGTTGATCTGCCGCTGCTGACCCAGAGTCAACAGAAGTACCGTCTATTGCTGTCATATCCGCAACGTGCGTACATTGCTTTACTACACCTTGCGTTGACGTTGATGCGTCAAAGACTGTCATTGATGTACGCCAAGCATTCGCCGCAGTCTTATCTGCAAATAACTGTGTCGCGTGTGTGAACTCTGAACTGTTTATGTTAGCTGGCATAAGCTTGTGTCATTAAAGAATTTTTAGACGTTACGTCTTTTGTTTCTATGTTTATAATCGAAAGTGTCGCGGCGTTATCCCACTTAATAGCGTACGAGGCTTTCCAGCCAATGCGACTATCTTGAAAGTTAAATGCCAGCGATTGAAGCATATTCTGGCCATCCCACATAAGCGGATACGCAGCCGTGTAGGGCATACCGTCAAACGTAGGCGCTACTAGCGTTTTAGATAACACAGATTGCCCAGCAACTCCATTACTTATCGGCGTACAGCTAACTGTACCAGAACCATCATACGTAATATATGCAGGACTATTCCAGTAAACGTATGAAGCTGTGGTAAGTTTGCCAGTTAACGTTACATCGCCAACACTAGCTGCGGCTGTTAACTCAAAAGTGCCATCCATACCGTCAGCACCACCATCGGCAGCGGCTAACGAATTGGGTATGCCGTAGCCAGTTGTAGCATGGCTCCAACCATAAAAACGTATTACAGTTCCAATAGCCAACGTGTAAAGTATAGGCTTAACTGGTATATCATAAGCCGTTGTTGATGTGAATGTTGTGGGGGGAGATGCCCAAATACCGTCAGGATGGTCAGGTGTAGCAGATCCATCTACACCGTCCCAACTTAGATAGAGAGCATCTGGATATGGAACTTGTATTGCTATTGATTCAATCGGCTTAACGTCCGTGAACAGTGTACGCAACGTTAACGGCTTCTGATCTACACGTGAATCACCTACGTTAAACGCCTTTGTCTGCACATAAGCTGTTGAGTATTTTATGCCGCCCCACATCTTAATCATCTCGCCGTATGATGTGATAGCGTAAAGCTCATGTGCATCAGCAGAATCAATCTTCGTGAACTGCACTATCGGCGCACACGTTGTATCATCATCTTTTGTAAAGTTGTCGAAACTAACAAACTTCTTTAATGTCGAATCAAACACAAGTACACCATGCCCGTAAATTGTCTGCACGGCAAAGAACGCATAGTTGTCAAACGTAATTGCTGCGCTTGCTGTAAAACTCTGCGTTTTACCTTCAAGCAACTTCGCAACCTTCAGCGAAAATGCAGAGTTGCGCCCTTCGTTACGCAACTGCTGTACGGCATTAAATGACCGCAAGCCTTCGGTGTCTATAAAAGCAAAATCCCCAAGAATATCCATAAACGAAAACTGATTAACAACTGATGCACCAAATAAATATTTCTTACTAAACATTGGCTCACCAAACACTGTTCGTGTGTAATCTGGCGTAATAGCATACGATGATGTGCGTGTGCTAACAAAAAAACTATCCGTATTAAGCGGTGATATGCAAGTAATAGGCTCGTAACTTACAGAGTAACTAACAGCATCTGCGCCGTGATCCGCTTCCACAGAAGAAATTTTGTTACCGTCAGTATCAATCGCAATAACAAAGTCAAGCGGCCTACCACTTACGCTGTGGTATATCTTCTTACCATCAGCACTAATGATGTATAATTTCCCATTAAAGTACATCATCTGCTTGCCGATAGGCACATACTCACGCCAGACTACTCCATCTATTGTAGTTCCATGCTCCGCGAAAGTCCTAGCTTTACGAACAGTAATTGTAGCAGATACATCTGTAGAAGAAAATGTTATAGCGTTAGGTTGGTTTATACCATCCTGCACAATAATAGCTGACACAGTTTTTGTTAGCTTTGTCGCACTCGTGTCTAATACTATATCTTCAGTTGAGCTAACAGCTTTATAAGCAAAAGTGCTAACGCCGGGAGGAACCGCTTGCACGTACATAAAGTCTGCATTAGCAGACATCTGTAAGTCACTACTTGTGCTGCCATCCCATAGCGTAACCCACGTAGAAGAAAGCCGATGCTTAAACTTTGCGTTACCGCTCTGAAATAAAAGTATGAAATCGCCTACGGTATATATGCCTTGAAACCGTTGATTAGCTGTAAAGCCAGTATCAATAATAAGCGGCCTTTTAACCGGCGTTAGCTCACCGAAGCGGTTACGCACATTAAAAGCAAAAGAATACTCATCGTCATTCAGACGAGAGTCATCAACTGCCATGTTCATTCCACCTAGGAACGATGACTGTGCGTAGCTAGCCATGCAAGTTTATCGTGATTGTGCCGTTTAAATACTACCTTCTGCTCTTGTCCGCGTTCTAGATCAGCTTGCCTACGTGCAAGAGAACGTGTAGCTTTTCTGTCATGCAGTATCGCTTCTTCTATCTTACCCTGCTCTTCAAGGAATAACTCCATACACTTGCTAACAAGTATGTTGTCGTAGCCAACAGCAGGAAATTCATCAACGTCATTCTGCAAACGCGGAAGCGCTTTCTTATAAAGTATCTGTAATGTATGTGAGTCATCTGAAGCGGCAGATGACGAGAACGGAAACTCACTTACATCCACAATAAGATAACGTGACTCCATACTGTTCGACGGTATCTCAGCATAGACGATATCGTTATCTGTATAGTCAATTAACTGCGCCACACCTATAGTTGCTGTTGGTTTGTTTGTCCGTGTGAAGCTGACAACATCTGTAACAGTTATAGCATTGCTAGGAGCAAGTGTAACGTTTGTTGACGAGGCGGCACTTGCCACAGCAGGGCCAGCTACACTTACAAGAAGAGCTTCACTATACGGAGTCTTTACTACAACTTCATAATCATCGTCTGTCGTTGTAACACCATAAGCACGAACGATAAGTTTATCTGTGCTGTTAGCTGCTTCTGTAATAGACGTAGGCAATGACACTTTCAACGGACTGTAGCCCTTCACGCGAAACTTGGCGTGATTCGTATCCCAGTTATTCTCGCGGTAACGTGCCGTAAGAGCCTCTGTATCCCACATC